TACTGGTACTCCAAACACTATTCTAGAAAGATTTAGCGGTTTATCAAAAGCATCTGACGCAAAGACAACTAACGGAGAACTAAACTATTTCCCATTGCAATTTGCGTAACGTGCTACGCGCTGCAAGTTCATGCGGTTGCACTAACGGCACTTTGTTGCTAGTAATGTCTTGCATTACTTGCATGAGTGCTTTGAACTGTGGGTCAGTTCTCGGGTCGATGTTCTCGGTCATCTTTAGCCTTTCGTTGGTTGGTGAAATACAGTAGCGCATACGTGTACGCGGTCAAGATACTTGCCACGATCAGGTGTTTTAGAGTGACCATGCGCGCCACCCGTTCGAGTATCGGTAGATAGCGAGCGCTGACCGCAAATTGTCCTCTAAGTCAAATAGGTCGTCGCAATCACGTATCAGGCCGTAAGCCTGTAAATATCCGTTGGCGTAATACTTTGACGGTTTGCACCAAAAATAGTTAATTTGCATAACACCTGCGCTGCCGCCGTTCGGGTCGCGTGGGTTAAACGCGTCAGGTTGGCAACGGCTCTCACGATAGGCAACCGCAACAACTGTGGTTAGTTCGTGTTCGGGCCAGCCGACGTGTTGAGCCATGTCAAACACGGTCTGACACGCGTCAGGTTGCGTTATAGGCGTTGTAACGACCGTTGTGGTCGGTAGGGGCGACGCTGGCTCTAAACCCTGCCAAACGGTTATAGGCGCTGGCTGGGTTTCTGCCGGTGTTGGTGCTGGCGGTTTGTGTAATACGAATATTGACGTGACGCTAATAAATAGCGATACGGCAAGTTTGGTGATGAGTGTCATAAGTGACCTACTTTCTCGGGTAGGTCATTAACCCTAGACGGGTTTGTTGGGTGATGTGGGGAATGCCCCGAAAACCGCTAAAAATCGCTGTTTGGTGATGTCGGCGTTGTGTCCTAGTAGCGGTTCGATTTCTATGTGATACCAGTCGCCCTGCTCGACGCTTGGTAGCGGTTTCCATGTGCCACGATCGCAACGCCAAGAGCGTTGCAACTGGTAGTCGATCACAAGTTGTATGCCTAAATGTTCGGCGTTTTGTAAACACTTGACAATGAACGCGAGTGATGTTTTGCGGCCGTCTTGCCTGCCTAACGTTTTTTGGCTTAGCCACCTGTACGACAAATCCATTGCCAGCCCTCGAGCATGGTTGCTAATTGTGCCGGGGTGTGTTCGTTGATCTCGGTTGGCATAAATGCCGTTTAGCCACAATGAGCCGTTGCTGTTTTTGCAGGCTAGTTGCGCCCATTTTTGTGTACCAGCCAGCGCCGATTTGACAACTGGTTGTTGTGTTACGACGTACGGTTTGGTCAATTTTTTGGTTTGTCGTCGTCGTTTGGTATGAATAGGCACGCTAGGTCGGGATCGCCTATTTTTGTCGAAAGCCACGCCAACACACTAGACGCGATTGGTACGAGCAAACTGATGAACATTGGGTCTGCGCCTTGTTTGTTCAGCCCGTAGATCATTAAACCGATCAGGCCGCCTTTAGTGGTTTGGTCACCAATTTGGCGTTTGGCTTTGTTAATTTTTTTGCTACCCATGTTTAGCCAAATAGTGCGGCGGCTTCATCTGCGGTTAAACCAAGTTTGTCTAATGCCTGTTGCCGTTTAGCGGCTCGAGCCGTGTTGTCTTGTTCAAATGCTTCGGCTTCGGCTTGCGCTATTTCTGCCCAAGCCAAATAGGCAGTTTGCTCTTGTTTGGTCATATCGCGGTCTGTGCCGTTGTCGTTAATTTTTAGTGCCATAATTTATACCGTCTTTGAATAACCATAAACTGTATAAGAACCTGTAAAAGTGCCTGTCGATACCGACAAAATAAAACCGTCATAACTTGTAGCAGTTGAATGATTGCCTGCGTGTTGTCCGCTAACTGGTGATGCATACGCACCGTCAGCAGAAGCCACTTGATTAGCGATCACAGTCGCCTCAGCCAAAAACACACCGCTAATTTGAGCAGTCACCAAAGATAAAAAAGAACCATTTGTGCTTCGACCTAATTGGTAAGACGTTTGTGAAGATACTCGTGCTATGTCAGCCGTTGTATTAACCCCAGCGAGAAATTGTTGATTGTAATTTGTTGCTGCTGTGACGCCGCCAACACGAAATTGCAAATTCATATTGTTTGTTGTCGATGTTGTGTAACGAACAGTCAAAATGTAATTAGTGTAAGTTGCGCTAAAAACATTGTCAGCCGTAACACTTGCAACCGCACTAAAGGCCGTTTCGGCTTTAACACAAACAAGACCAGGCGTAACGCCTACAGACTGCCACGCTGCACCGTCATAGTATTGCGTTGCGTTAGTGCTTTCAAGATACGCAAACTGACCTTCGGCAAGCGTTTTTTCGCCTGTGCCACCAAACGCCGCGTCACGCGCCGTGCTATCCGCAAAAACTGGTATGCCAGTTCGCGCGCTGATATTCATGTTGGCGGCGGTCAGAATTTCGCCTGCTGTAAATGTCGGTACTGATGTCTGCGCGTTTGCACCCATATTGCCTACTTTAACCTAACCCGTTGTCTGCTGAGATGATACCGAACGTCGGGTCGTCAAGTATCAACTCGTAAACGACCGTAACGGGCGACGTGTAATAAGTGACGATATGCCCGTTGTTTACGTTTATTGAATGCTCTATGCCCTCAACGCTTAACTCTTGAGCTAGCGACGCTGGGTTAGCGCCGGGGGCAAACGATTTCTCAATAGTGATTGTGTCGCCAATGTCGATCACGGCTACGGTGTCGCGTTGGGCGCTGCTCAGCATGGCGAACGCCGTGTTAAGCGACGTGAAGCGTGGCTCGGGCAACGGGTCAAGCAAATACGTGGCGAGTGCCAACGCTGCGTCATTGTTATGCAACAAACTGTCGGTGATCGAGTAGGTCTGTATAAAGTACAACGCTTGACTGCCTGTGTCCTCGGCGACTTGTGGCGTTTGATTGCCTAAATGCTGTACGACCGCACGGTTAACTACCTGATCTGCTTCGAATGTTATGCCTAGCCCGTTGTACGGTATGTTTGTGCCGTCGTCGTGAAAATCGGCTACCGACGGGTCAAGTGTCGTGCCGATACGCGGCTGGAATGTTAGGTCGCCGTCACGCGACATAAACAACCTGCCCTGTTCAGCCTCGTTAATTTGCGCGCAATAACCAAGCACATTTGTGCCATTTGCAATTGTGTATGCGGCCGCACCGCCTAAAGTCTGACTGCCCGTAGAAATGTTGCGTGTTGCAACTGGATATGCAACCTCGGGTCGGTCAAGTATCGCCGACAGTCGAGCGCTAGACAATTCCTCTGACACGTTGTATTCGTCTAAATATGTTTGTGCTAACAAATAGAAATCGTCTGCACAATAAACCGTTACCGTATCCAAACCGCCCAACGCAAAGTTGTAATCAAAATTAACAATCACGCCCTTGAATAGATATTCTTTGACGTTCGTTGCGCTGTACCGCGATAACTGCACTCGACGCATAGGCGCTAAACCCGGCTTAGCCTCGGCTGTGTCGTAGTACGGGCTGTCCTCGTCAAACGGCATAAAAATACCGTCAGTATCAAGCATGGTAAATGTCATTGTGCCTGCACTAAATTGGTCGCCCTGATCGCGACGGCCGCGCCTGACGTTGACTTGGTTTATGCCGTCAAGCACACTTGCAAACTGTGTCGTGCCGTCAAGCACGTATGTCGAGTTGTCGAGTACGCCTGCGGTTGCGTCATCAAGCAAAAACGCGTCTTGCAAAAACCCTGTGTCAATTTCTAGGTCATAGTTGCCGCTTGCAACTACCGCTACACCTGCCATGATTAGGCGATCTGTAGATCGAGTGGGCCGTTGCTGCGCTGATATGCCAACAAACTGTTCAACACGCTTTGCCCGATCTCGGCGCTAGTCGACATACCGCCCGTAACGTTAATCGTTACGCCACCGCTACCACGCGCTGCGATACGTTCAGCCATACCAAATTCAGTCAACGCGCCTTGAATTGTTACTAGGTCGCCACCGCCACCAACACCGCCACCACCGCCGCCAGCCGAGCCACCGCCGCCGCCACCAGCGCCGCCACCGCCAACGATCGGCGACACCAAACTCGGCATAGTCGCGCCTGCCTCTCGAGCCATACGGTCAGCCGTGCGCGTCTCAGCACCACTACTTGTACTACCGCCACCGCCGCCGCCTACACGACCGAGGCTAATTTCAGACATTTTTGGTATGTCTTTGAACGGGTTGATCAAATTCATTCCGTCAATAATTTTGTTAGTCATTCGTACGTGCGCATTAGCGACCATTTCAAAACCAGCAATTAAACTATTTAATACAAAATTTACGCCGTTTCTAAACGTTTCAAATTTTGTGTAGGCAATCGTTAAACCAGTTACCAACGCCGCGATACCAACCGCAATCAAACCAAACGGGTTAAGTGCCATAGCAATATTTACTGCGACGATCGCAGCCGCGACTGCCGATATAGCGCTTGCAATAATTAAAAACGCTGTCGGGTTGCGTTGAGCCCAATCAGCCATTGCCTGCAAATATGGCAACACTTTTTGCAACACGGGTAGCAACGCCGCACCAATGCTTTCTTGTGT